TTAGTCGCCGTTCCGGGCGGAGCCGTCGTCCCGGCCAGAGGCGTCGTCGCCGGCCTCAGGCCCGTTCGCCTGGGCGACGGCGCGGCCGAGGCCCCACAGACCCGGCTTCGCAGACGCCGCGCCCTGTCCGGCGAGGCGCAGGACGGGAACGACCACCAGCAGCGAGGAGGCCGCATCACAGGCGAGGCCGCAGGCGAGCGCGAGGGCGACGGCCTGGACATCGCCCGAGGGCACGAAGAGAAGGACGAACGCCACGACGATCAGCGCGGCCAGCGCGATGCCCGCGGGGCGCGCGATCGAGTCGGCGCACATGATGGAGGCCGACTTGACGCTCCTGCCGTCTCGTACGAGCGAGCGAAGCCTGAAGACGACGGCGCCCACGGCGATGAACTCGCAAAGGAGCGCAACGCCGACCGCGGCGACGCGGGCCACGGAGAGCGAGAAGAGCCCGGACGCGGAGCACAGAAGCAACGCGCCCGAGGTCAGGATGCAGGAGAGCGCCGGGGCGGCGACGGCGGCGGAGGCGAAGAGACCGAAGAGGATGAGCCCCGCGACGGCGAAGACCGCTAGCGTGGCCACGAGGCACGCGGCGAGCTGACTCGTCGAGAAGACCGGGTCGAGCGGGCGGCTCTGGTCGTAGCTGAGACCGACGGGCAGCGTGCCGGAATCGAGCATGCTCTTGAGCTGGAGCGCCTCCTCGAGCGAGAAGTTACCGGAGATGGAGACCTGACCGCCGTCGACCTCGGCCTGGACGGCGGGGGCCGACTTGACCTCGCCGTCGACGACGATCGCGATCTGGCCGTTCGAGGAAGCGAGCTCCTTCGTCACGTCGGCGAACTTCTGGGCCCCCTCGGAGTCGAAGTTGACGACGACCATGTAGGTGTTGGAGGAGGAAGAGGAACGGGAGGCGGAGCTGCTCGCGGAGCGCACCTGGGCGGACTTGACGTGCGAGCCGTCGAGGAAAGAGGTGTAGGACCCGTCGCCGAGCTTCACGCCCTCCTTGCCGTTCTGGATCTTCGACATGGCCTCCGCGTCGGAGATCTCGTCGACGCGGGCGAACTCGAGCTTACCGGTCTGGCCGATGCCAGAGGCGAGGGAGTCGGGGTCGTCGGTGGCGGGCACCTGGACGAGGACCTGGTCGCCCTCCCCCGTTTTGACCTCGCCGCCAGTGATGCCCTGACCCGCCAGGCGCGTGCGCAGGACCTTCGCCGCGTCAGAGAGCTCGGAGGAGCCGGCACCGCTCGCGGTGAAGACGAGCTCGGTGCCGCCGGAGATGTCGACCCCGCAGTCGAAGGAGCCGCGGAACACGAAGACGGCCGCCGCCGCGGCGACCCCGAGCACGGCGGCGGTGATGAGGGTCCTCCTGCTGCGGGCGACGGTCTGGCTCACGCGCTTCTTGCCGGAGCCGGGCTTCACGGACGATTCGGTATGGGTAGCTTCGCGCCACCTGTCGACGCCCGTCTTCGGCACGTCGGGCTGGACCTTCTTGGCCATTGGGTAACCTCTTAAGTTGTCGGGGCCATCGGCCCTCAGCGATTAAACTCTTTGAGTCTACCATTCAACGTTCATTAGTGTCTGTAATGCTGTGACCAGAGAAAATAGTTTCTATAGTGTCTGTAATGCCGACAATTACGGAGAATTGGGACGCATTAGGGACACGTTTTCGGCATAAAAAAACACCCTCCCCGCCGAAGCGAGGAGGGGTCACGGTAGGTACGAGCTCGGTCACAGCAGGTCACAGCTAGAGCAGGCCCATGAGGCACATCGGCACCGCCACGAGCAGCAAGCCGAAGTCGATAAGGAACAGCACCAAGTTCAGGCAATCGCCCTCGCGCTCGTCGGCTGGGGAAGGGTACGGCATCAGAGCTCACCTCGGTTGAGCGCGCGCTGCATCGCCTTGACCGTGATGCTGCCCGCGTCGAGCTTGCCGTCCAGGACGGTCGCGCCGGAGGACGGCATGAAATGCTTGATGAGGGCGTTGATAGTGTCCTTGCCGCAGAGGCCGTCTGCGGTCACGCCCAGGCGCTGTTGCATGCGCGCGATGGTCACGGAGCCCTCGCCGGAGCTGTCGTGCTCGAAGCTCGTACAGGCCGCGTGGCGCCAGGCGTCGCCTGCCCACTGGGAGGAAATCACCCCGTCTTTGTAAGGGCAACCGAGTAATTCCTGCAGACGGAGCGTGGTCTGCTTGCCCCAGTAGCCGTCCACGACGAGCGTAGGGGACGTGGACCCCTGCGCCCCCGCGTAGCGCAGGTAACAGGACCACGGGTAATTGTAGTAGCTGCGGGTGTTCGTCTCGTAGGCGTCCTGGTCGCCGGGCTTGCCGCCGTTGGCTCGGTGGAGCTCGTTGCGGCTCGCCTGGCAGAGGAGGCCCCCGCCGACGTACACGGCCACGTGGTGCGCGTCGTTGAGCAGGATGTCGCCGCGACGCGGGTTGCCGTCGTTGGCGACGCGCCTCCACCCTCGGGCGCACAGGTTCGAGGACATGTTGCCGGTGTAACTCGCGCTCCCGGTGTCGAAGCCGGCCTCCCTCAGGCAATGGATGACAAGAGACGAGCAGTCGGCCTCGCCGCCCTCCCGGATGTCCTGGCGGTGCTCCTGGCAGTAGCCGAGGTTCCCCTCGTCACACCAATAGCGCATACGCTCGCAAAGTTTGTCGATGCTCGGCATCAACGGTCACCTTCCCTAATCAGATGAATCGAACCGGACGCGGCGACCGTGTAGGTCCTCCCCGTGTCCGGCTCCACGACGAGCCTCATTGGCGGCTCGTATGCCCTGTCGTAGACGATCTCCTTGCTCGGCCTCCACGGCGCCTTTCCTGCAGGCTGCGAGGCCGCAACGAGCAGCGCGAGGGCGGCCGCCTCGGCCACGACCACGGCGGCCATGAGGCGGCACGCCCGCGCGAGGCGGCGGCGGTCAGTTGGTCTCACCGTTCTTCTTCTGCTCGTGGTCGAAAATCCTCATGAGCGGGCTGTCGGCGAGCTCCGGGTACGCGCCGCAGATGTTCTCGCAGCAGCTAGCGACCTCCATGATCACGATGTACACGCACACGCCGACGGTGGTCACGCCGGAGAATCCGAGGCCAGTGATGTGCGAGCCCGCGACCTCGAGCATGAGCGCGAGGGCGATGAGGCACACGAGCAGGGCCTTGTGGCCGAGGCCCGCGCGCATCTTGGCGGAGGACACGTCGTTCTTGATGACGGCGGCCGCGAAGCCGGTGATGATGTCCATGGCCATGAAGGCGAGGGCTGCGCCGATGGCCCAGGTCTGCGGCTCGGTGAGGTGGATGAAGGAGATGGGGGGCATGGTGCCTTCCTTTCGTTAAATGAGTGGTTGGGTTCCGTCGCTTGCTAGGGCCGAAAAACGGGGGCCGTCGCTTGGGCGGCCCCCCGGCCTAACCTACGCAGCCCTCGTCACGACGAGGGAGACGTTCTGGACGGTCCCGGACGCGCCCGAGAGCGCGAGCGAGAGGTCCTTGCCGTCGCAGCCGGCGCGCACCATCGCGCACACCGGCACCGTCACGGTCGCGCCTGCGGCCACCGTCGCCGAGGAAGAGCCGACAGCGGCCCCCCCGGCGAGGACGGAGACGCTGGCTGTTCCGGCAGCGGTCGCGGCGAGCGTGACCGTGCCGTCGACGCGCCACCACGTGCCCGGGCAAGAGCCGGCGAGGCGGACGGTGTTGCCGCCGCCCGCTACCCCGCAGCCGTAGCGGCTCGTCGCGGAGCCGACGGGGATTGGCCCGCCGTCGGCCACGGAGTACCCGCCGCCGTTGAAGTAGGCCCCACCGAACATGGCTACCGCCCCCTAAAACCCGTAGCCGGCGCCGCAGCATGCCTGCCCGAAGAACGGGCTGGCCCCGGCGGTGTAGGCCGTCTGGTTCGGGTAGCGGACCACGCCGCAGAGCTGCTGCTGCATGAACAGCTGGTTGAGCTGGTTCTGCTGGGCCGCGATGGTCTGCTGCATCTGGCCCTTCTCGATGGCCGCGAACTTCTCGTTGACGTTGGCGTTCACCGCGTCGATGGCCCGCTGCGTGGTGCAGCAGCAGTCCGCCATCTGGCGGCTGAGCGCGTAGTCGCCGTCCTTGACCGCAGCCTGAGTGTCGGCGAAGTTGCGCAGGTTCTCGTAGCCCACGGACGACAGACCCTGGGAGAGCTGCATCATGTGCAGGCCCTCCTGGTCGGATAGGCGCCCGACCGCGTTCTCCAGGTTGTTGAAGTTCATGGCGTCGCACAGCCCGGACTCGGTGACGGGCTGGCCGTTGCGGTTCCAGTTCCCGCCGAACATGAGCATGAACAGCACCACGATCCACCAAGCGCCGCCACCGAAGCATCCGTCGCCGTCGTTGTTGCGGGTAGCCATCTGGAGGGCATCGCCCAAGCCGACTCCCATTTCCTCAGCCATTTCGGTTCCTTTCGTTGATTTGAGCAAGGGTGAAAAGGTTCATAAGAAAAGGCCCCTCGCGGGGCCTGCTCAGGTGCCCAATGGACCCACCTCCATTCCGCTTCCCGTCACTTGAGGCCGAGCGCGGAGGCGAGGCCCTTCGCCTGCCTTACGATCTCGCCCAGCTGTTGGTCGGTTATCCCGCGCTCAGCGCAGATGCGCCGCGCCTGCTCCTCCGCCTGCCGAGGCGACATTGAGCGCAGCATCCTCGCGAGCTCCCACGGCGTCTGCTGCGGCGTTTGCGCCTGCGGCTGTGGCCGCGTTGCTTGGGAAAAGCTCGGCGATTCGCCGAATAACGGGTTCATACTGCTTCCTCCACTCCTCGAAACCGCCGTCCGCCGGTGCGGCGGGGTTGCCCTCGACCTCGCGGAACTCGTAGGCCTTGACGGTCGCGGTGCCGTCTGGCCCGAGGTCGCGCACGTAGAAACGCGCCTCGTTCGCGTCCATGAGCAGGGTGCGGCCGAGCGGGGTCACGCAGCGGCGGGCCTCCTCCTCGTTGGCGACGGTGCGAACGTTGCCGATAGCGCCTGCCTGCGCAGCGTAGGTCGCGGCGCCTACCTGCCCCGCGCGGTACGGGAGCGGGACGTCGTAGGCTGGCTGGTACGGTTGGTACGGAAACTGGTACATGGTCTGGCCTCCTTACCTAAACCTCGCACCACAGGGACTCGCTACCCGTCACGCCGGGTTCCCACTTGTTGCTGTCAACCAAGGACTCGTAGGTCTGCCCGTACTTCTTCACGCGGTCGCCCTTGGAGTAGGTCTTTCCGCTGACCCACTCGGCAACGGCCTCGCCGGTGGAGTCGGGCACGACCTTCGCCCAGTGCTGCGGGTCTGAGGTCGGTTCCTTGGCGGTGGCTGTGTGCCCGCTGATGGCCTTGTAGAGCGCGCCTTGATGCAGAATTCGGTCGCCCTGAGCGTAGACGTGGCCCTTCTCGTAGCGCGGAAAGAGCGCGGGCACGCGCAGCGCGTCGGTGTCGCTGAGCTTCGACGCCTGAATCTGCGCAAGCATGAGGGCCGCGTCCTGGGCGGTGCCCGCGTCCGGCACGAGCGCCCAGACCTGCCAGATGGCCCCGTCGTGCTGCTCATAGGTGAGAGAGGTGTGGTAGCCCGCCCCAGGCGTCGGCTCGGCGGCCTCGCGGATGGGCAAGCCACTGCCGTCGGTGGTGAGGTAGACGGCTCCGCTCACGAACTGTCCGTAGAACATGTGTACTCCTTATCCTTCGATTCTCTCCCAGAGCGAGGCCGTGGCCTCCGGCTCGGTGCCCAGCCTCGGCTGGTGTGTCTGCAGGCAGCGGTAGAGCGAGCCTTTGCGCTCAACGCGCTCCCCCGCCGCGTACTCTGGCACGCCGACGTACCACGAGCCGAAGAGCAGCGGCACCTTGGCCGCGTCGGCGTCTCCGAGCTCGCGCGCGGCCATCGCGGCCATGGCGAGCGAGTCCTCCCCGCGCGACCTCGGCTCGACGCTCCAGACCTGCTCGATGCGCTTGCCCGTGTCGACCAGCGTGTAGTTCGCGGTGAAGCCCTCGGGCACCTCCGGCGGGTCCGTCTCCACGACGGGCTTTCCGCCGCCGTCCGTGGCGAGCCGGACGGAGGGCCCGACCGAAACTCCCCTCAAAGCCATGAGCTGCTCCCTTCTTTCTTGGGGAAAATCCCAGGCATGAGCGCGGGCTTCCGCTGCTCCGACGTCGGGGATTTTCAATTGAATCGAGGTTGAAAATGCTATTTAGAGATGCTGCCGCCGAGTACATGGCCGATAAGTCGAAGCGCCTGCGGGCGTCGACGCTGGAGGGCTACCGCAGCGCCCTGGAGCTGCATGTTTTTCCGCGATGGGCCGACGCCGAGCTCGACGCGATCACGCCGGAGGACGTGCAGTCGTGGGTGGACGGCTTCGAGCAGGCCGGCGCAGCCGAGAAGGCGTACAAGACGCTGCGGCAGGTCATCCGATGGGCCATCAGGCGCCTGGGCGTGCGGATGTACGACCCCACGGCCGCCGGAGTGGAGCTGCCGCGCAAGGCCGCTCACCGGCCCAGGGTGCTCGACGCCGCCGGCACCGCGGGCTACCTGCGGGCGCTCTGGGGCCACGAGTGCGAGGCCGTCGCGATCTGCTCGGTTACGCTCGGCCTCAGGCGAGGCGAGGCGTGCGGGCTGCGCTGGTCGGACATCGACCTGCGCACGGGCGAGGTGCGCATACGGCGCTCGAGGCAGGTGGTCCATGGCCAAGAGGTCGTGGTGGCGCCCAAGACCGAGCGCAGCGCCCGCTCGTGCTGGCTCCCCCGCTTCGCGGTGCGCCGCCTGCGAGCCCTGCGCAAGGGCCGCACAGGATGGCTGTGCGACCTGACGCCCGACGCCGTGGCGCGCCGCATCCGGTCGGCCTGCAGGCGGGCGGGGGCGGCGTGGACGTCCATGACGGAGTGCCGCCACACGTGGGCCACGCTTGCTGTGGAGGCAGGCGTCGGGATAGAGACTGTCGCCTTAATGCTTGGTCATACCGACATATCGACGGCCTACGAGCACTACATCGTGCCGAGGGCGCGGGTGTGCCGCGATGCCCAGAAGCAGGTGGAGCAGCTGATCATGAGGGCGTGAGATTCCGTATCCCGGGCAGCGAACAAGCTCTACCCCATGAGCTTCATTTACCCCGGAACGACGGTGGACAAGGCCCGCGCCGACGACTACGGCCAGGCCATCTCGCTCATGACCAAGGACACGTTCAAGCGCATCTGCGGCCGCTACTTCGACCAGTCCAAGGACGTGATCGTGGCGATGAACGGCGACTACGTCTCCCAGAAGACGCTCCACGGCCTACATACGTACTATTCCCCTGCCTCGGGCGGCATCTGGGCCCGCTTCGAGGGCGTGGGCGTCGGCGGCAACGTGCGCATCAACTGGCTCATCGTGCTCGGGGCCTAAGCCGCTCGTCCCGACGCTGCCCCTCACTGGCCTCTAGCATTCCGTATCCCGGATTGGCCTAGGGGCGGCGGACGACAGCCTCCATGCCTGGCGGCGAGGCAAGGTCGTGACGGTCTCGTACCGTCGCACAAAGGACGGTTTCTGGTCCGGCAGTACCGGCGCGGTGACGAAGCTCGGCACGATGCCGAGGGAGCTTCGCTGCGGCGACGACATCCGCGTGCCGCTCGTGGGCGACGTCTACCTGTGCGTCGGCTACGACGGCAACATCTGCATTTACAACTACGGTACGGCGAAGACCTACGCCTCCGGCTTCGGCGCGTGCATCACTTATTGCGTCTAGGGCAGGCGTCTCACGCCGATCACCTCGTACAAAGGGACGCCTTTGCCTTTAGACACGTCGCACCCGTTCGCACTGAAGTGCACCTCGTTGTACCACTGGGGCGACACTGTCACGCTCTCGCCGCTGAAGGCCACCTTGTAGCCCGTCAT